ATAGGCGGCACACTCTTTTTGCCTTTGTCTTGCGATGACGACGACGCAGCTGCTTGCGCAGGAGAGTCGTCGTAAACGGGCGTGCCCAACACGACGTGGAAGGGCCTTTGTGGGGGAGAAACTGTCGGGGTTCCATTGAGAATAGCGATCTTGCGTTCGGCGCGAAGTTTTTCTGTCGGTGACAACACAACTGGAGGGTTGGTCGTCATCGCTGCAATTTTAGCTTGCATTTTCGCGTTCATCCGTACGCCCATCGACCCGAATCCGCGGGGCTGCGCTTAGCGCGCACGATGATTTTCTTCTTGGGAGCCTCAACAAGCGCTTTAAGCGCCTTTTTCTCTTTCTTAAGCTTCTTTTTCGCTTTTGCTGCCTTCGTGACAGCTCCAATCTCCTTAAACCCTTTCAAGAGTTGTCCGGGAATCGGTTCCAAGGCCTCGTAGTTCTCGGTCGCAATAGCTTTCGCTACTGAGCCTCCAACTGCTTTGACAACATGAAACACAGGCCCAGAATAGGCCAAAGCTTTCTTGAAGCCACCCCACACCTTCGCAAGGAAAGTTTTCTTGGGGTTCTTGTCGTTCTGCGTTTCCTTTTGGATCTTTGAAAAATTCGCAGCAACAGACACAGCGGCAGAAAAGCCGCTGGGGTCCGCAAACGAAATTGTCTTTCCTCGAACCACCGGCCCAATGTACTCATAGTTCATATAGGCTTCCCACTCGCCAGCAAATGGCACAGCGGTAACACCAGACTCACAATTCGTGACAGCAATAGCCATGAAATAGTTTGCCTGTGTCGGCATGCTCGTGGAATTCTCGTTGCCCGACCAGGCGAATTCTTTCGCCACAGTCGGTCCATTGTAGAGGACCTCAAACCACGCAGTGCCGTTCGACGAAAATTCGACCTTAGTCGCTTCGTCATAGGCCTCCAGTTGCGATGCTGTGAGGCCAGTCAGATCCTCATGATCTGGCTCGACAAGACCGATCATTCGACCGGCATTGTGCATCGTGCTGCCCATAAAGCGAGCGCGAATGCACGCAGAAACGAGGCGCCACTGCACGGAACCTGCTGCTATTTGAGCATCAGTGTACCCAGCATTGGTGTAATTCGACTGGACAGTGGAGCCACCAGTTTGGTTATTAATGGTGGACCCCTCCGTACCCGTCGAAGTTCCAGTTCCCGAAAAGCTTGACTTAACGGGCGCTCCGTCAGAGCCGTGATTGTCCGACTGCATACCCAAGAAGGGTGCAATCGACACAAACGCAGTTCCGTTGTAGTTGAGTGGCGTGACAGTGTTGTCAACCACAGAACCACCAAATGTTCCTTTTGCGAATGCTTGTGCTTTAAGCGAGTTGGTCGGAATTCCATTAGGAATACACGAGACTTGACTAGAGCACGGATCAGCGAGCTTCATCATGTAGTCTGCAGAACACGGCGACGGGGTGACCTGTGTAGTCGGACCCAGAAGCTGCATGTATTCAGGTACATCACCTTTGCCCTGTTTGGTGTTTGGGTACCCACTTCTCGTACTATTGACGTTCATCGTGGGAAAAACAGCGTTTCGACGTAAATCTAGTAGGCTGTAAAAACAATGTTTTTATTACGGAATGTGGCCTTACGTACAGCCGTAATTAAGCCTCTTGTAGACTCTCCAACACCTGTTTGCAAGGACGAGTGATAATCGCATCACTACCAGTCCATATTTGTTTTGCCCGATCACGCATTCGTAGTTGCGCGACACCACTCGCGCGCGTAGCGCATTGGCGGTGCCAATTTTCGACGTCTTGTACACGAGGAGAAAAAATCAACTCGTCGCGTATTTGTCCAATAACTTGACATCGATCAGCAACGGAACCAGCAGTTGGCCATACGAGACAGCACAACAATTTATCTAAGCGAGGATGATATCCAACACCATCATACACTAAACCACAGAATCTCATATCAGTGGTATCTTTATGTGTAGCAACCTCTTTAAGCGTAAAGCCACGAGAGGCGTGGGATTTAATCAATCCATCCGACGTCAGCGCACATATGGCTTGTTTGCCAATCGCATTATCGTCACCCATTATGGCACCAGTCAAATGACTGTCCGTATCGGGCCCGCAATTATCCAGGTGAGCAGCCCTATTTAGAGCCTCATCCATCAAACAATTAGCAATGAGCGTTATGTAACACCCGCTGGGCAAACCACCTTCTTTTTGTAGAATCTCTCCGCTGTTCGTAACAAGCGCGGTAAAGATGGTTTCCTCCATAAGAGGAAAACAGGCAGCATTTCCACTAGCAAGAAAAGTCAACACATCCCCGATGGCACGCAAATAAGGCGCCCTCTCGGAGGTGTCATACCACTTGAAGTCATTATTGAAGATTTCGCTACACCCTTCAAAGCGAGACAACATTCTCGCAAATTGACCATACTTCGAAGAGACACCGGCAACCGTCCACTGAGACGGCCAATTCTCATAAATTCTATCGAAGACGGGGCCCCAAACCATCAT